GCCGATTGTTCTGTGCTATGGACTTAATACATCTCATTTTGTGTCGTAAGTGGTACGGTGCTTTTGCGGGATGGGTTGCCAAATCTAAAATCAGAAATGGTTGTGCCATAGGTGTAAATGCTTATGGGCGAGATTGGGAAGCCATCTATGATATGTTTAAGGGATATGGTCTAACCTTTGGTGACTATAGTGGATATGATAAGAAGCAGTGTGCTGCTTTTGATCCCACATTACAACTCATTCACCAGTTTTACGGTGACGTAATAGGCTCTGATAGCTGGAAGATACGTGAGTTGCTTTACCAAGATATAACCAACTCTGTTCATCTTACACATGTGAATGGAGTATGGTATCTATACGAGTGGTATGGAGGAAATACCTCAGGCAACTTCCTAACCGCTATTAAGAATTCGTTTAGTAACCCGTGTATTATAGTATATGCGCTTGTGTGCGCTATGTTAGAGAAGAAGGGTCTGAATCCTTATAATGCGGGACCTGGCGATTTAAACCTTCCGATGATCATGGACAATTTTATGATTATAGCTATGGGAGATGATGTTATCGCTGGTTTTAAAGGTCCATTACGAGAGTATGCCACCTTTGAACAACTCCAGAAGAACATAAAGCTCTATGTAGGAATGGATTTTACAGACGAGCTTAAAGGCAAAGGAGGCGTTATTCCCCCTTTTCGTGAAATAGACGAAGGAAGCTTTATAGCGCGACAATTTGTGTTGGGAACATATAAAGGAATGCGGTGGGTCTATGCTCCTCTTCGAGACTATTCGATCTTTGAAGGATTGAGATGGATTAAAGGATGTTCTGATCCATCAATAGAGACCTCAAAGGTAGAATTAGCCTTTTTGGAGTTGAGCAATTACCCCAGAGAAGTCTTTGAGGAGGCTGTTTCACGTTATGCTCCAGCATGTGTGGAAGCCTATGGTCTTTATCCTCAGTACACTTCATATGACGTAGCGAGAGAGAAGCTAATGTCAATATCTAGTGATAGATATTCCTTTGAGACCTTTGATATGGAGTCTCACAACATGTTGTCCGATCTCTTCAAGCAAAACTTAATTACTAGGGGAATGAGTCCCGCTGGTACAGATGAAGTTTTAGAAGTTATGCTAGAGTTTGAAGAGAGGTAAATTGTTTAAAAC